TAGGACTCGGCCTATGCCAAGACTCCTACACCGGGTAGGAAGGCTCCTACGCAGCCATGTGGCTGGCGCCACGCGTGCCGGTGCTGAGCCGGTCCTTCCACGACTTCTTGCGCGACTCGGCGGGCCGGCGCGGCGGCTGGCGGCCGATGGCGACCTGCGCCACCCATGCGCACGAGTCGACCCGGTCGTCGTGGACGCCGGACGGGAAGCGCAACAACTCGGCCTGGCAGGCGCCGTACCACTCGCCCTGGTCGCTCCAACTGACCTGCCCAGCCTGCATGCGGCCTTTGAGCGGCGATGCGCGCACTTCCTTGTCGGTCAGCGGCGGCATGACCTTGACCGTTGGGTAGAACCCGCGCGCCTTGCAGGCCTTTTTGAAGGTAAGCTCGAGCGTGCGCCAGATCTGGCCGTCCTCCACGCCGATGATCATGCTGGTGTGATACCAGCGCTGGGCCTGGTCCAGCATGGCCTTGACGATGGCGTCGGGGTCATTCGACTTCATGTGGACCTGCTCGGCCATGTGCAGCGTGTCGTCGTAGTCCTGCAGCGCCACGGTGCCGACGGTGAAGTCGTTGTTCTTCTTGATGCCGATGGCGAAGTCCCAGGCGGTCTGCACATTGCACTCGAGGCGCGACGGCAGCGGGCCGCGGCGGAACATGTCCTTGGTGAAGTACGCGCCGTCATCCGGGACCGGGTTCTGCTGGTATAGCGCCGACCAGAACCGCGCGGCGATGGTCGACTTGATCCGCTTGAGCTTCTGGGAGTCATAGCGCGCCTCGTGCAGCGGATCGCCCTTGGCGCGCAGGAACTTGAGTTCCTCGACGTTCAGCCCCAGCCGGGCGGCCTCGAGCAGCGCCGTGACGCTGTCCTTGGCGTCGGTGGTCACGCGCACGATCTCGTCGGTCGTGATGTCGAGGAACTCAGCCGCCTCGGCCACGGCCGGGTACTTGACGATCTCGAACTGGTCGGCCTCGGGGTCGTCGCGCATGGCCTGCTGCAGCCGACCCGCCAGGTCGTCGTCGTGCCACCAGGTCTGGATCACCAGCACGCCGGCGCCGGGCGCGAGGCGGGTGTAGGCGGTCGAACCGTACCAATCCCACAGGCTCTCGCTCGTGGTGGCGCTGTCGGCCTCCTCGGCGTTCTTGATCGGGTCGTCGATGGTCAGGATGTGCGCACCCTTGCCGGTGATACCGCCGCCGACACCGGCCGCCACGTAGCCGCCCGTCTCGCCGGCCAGGCTCCACTCCTCGGTCGATCGGTTGTCGGGGTGCAGCCGCGCTTCGAACACGCTCTGGTAGGCCGGGTCGTCGAAGATCTGCTTGATCTTCTTGGAAAAGCCCATCGCCAGCGAGATGTTGTACGAGCAGGCGATGAATTCGTGATCCGGGTGCCGGCCCAGGTGCCAGGCGGGGAACATTTTGCTGGCCAGCTCCGATTTGCCGTGACGCGGCGGCATCAAGAGCATGAGGCGCGGGCTTAGCCCCTTGGCGACGTCGTCGCTGAACTTCTCCAGGCGCCGGCAGATGTCCTCGTGGACCCAGCCGGCCATGTATTTCGGGTTCATGCGCTGCACGAATGGCAGCAAACGACGGCGCGCCAGGATGCGGCTCGCCATTTCGCGTTCGGCGGCGATCTGGTTCGGCGATTTTGCGATCTGGGGCTTGGCGACGGCTACTGGGTTCGCCGATTTCGCGCTAGGCGCCTTGGCCGGCTTGGCGCTTGGGCGCGCGGCCGGGGATTTAGTCGTCGTGGTCATCATCTACCTCATTAAATTCCACATCCGCGATCTCGCCGCGCACGATTTTCAGCAGGTCGGCGTCGTTCATCGCTTCGAGGTGCTTGACGACGACGTTGCCGCGCACATTCACGTCGATGGTGCGCTTGACCGGCTCGTAAAAACCGCACATTTTGCCGATCTCGCGCCATCCGGCGATCACGCTGGCCGGCTCCGACATCAATTTCGCCATCTCGACGCCTTCGAGAAATCCTTCCATGACCTTCTTGCGTGTCATCTGGCACGACTCGGCATACAGCGCCTTTTCCATGTGGTAGATCTTGAGGATCGCCGGGTCTTTCGACATCCGGTAGGCCATCTGCCCGCTGTCAGCGTAGCCGGCGCGGTAGGACGCGGTCAGGATCGTCTCCCCTTTGGCCCATTCGGACACGAACAGACGCTGCTTCTCGGTCAGCGGGCGGTCGGGGTTCGCGGCGGCGATGTCGGCGGGGTTATTGGTCGAGTTGCTCACGCCGGTGGCGCGCAGTTTGGCGATGCGAGCGGCCTTGCCCTCCGGTGTCGCATTGGCGCCGCGCTTCTTGCGGGGTTTGGGGGTCAGGTCATCGCGGGCGCGAATTTTCAAATCGGCTGGGTCTTTTCGAGCTGTCATGGCGAACTCCTAGCATTCTTTGGCCTCGTGGTCATCGCCAGGTGCGGATGATCAGGCACATCTGCTCGCGATTCTAGCTCTGCGTGCGGGGGAACGGGGGAATGGAGTTCAGGTCGGCCGAGGAACGAGGTGGCTTAGAAACGATTTATACCGTTTTCGGATAATAAAAATTTTTGAAATTTTTCTCAGAAACGGCGGGATGAGGCTCCTCTCCCCTCCGCCTCTGCGGCCACCCCCACTTCGGATTCGGGTTCTACCCCACCCATTAAGGAGTCTCTTTCAAGCACACGCCTCGCATCCTGCGAGCAGTGCGCGAAGAAAAGCTTTTCGCGCACACCTTCTCGGGCGTGTGTGATTCGTTCAACGTTTCATCGCATCGAGCATCTCGCTCGTTCGCGCTAACACCACCCCACGGAGGCTGTCATGTCCACCAAAGCAGAGCTGCAAGCACAAGTCAACGCACTTGAGGCACGCAACGACGAACTTCGCGCCAGCATCGCTGACCTGCAAGCTGTCAACGTCGTACTCGACGCACGCAATACCAAACTTTGCCAAGACCTGCACGCCGTCACCATGGAGCGCACTTCGCAGCCTGCGCGCGTCATGCCGGCATGGCAAGCGCAGCGCGCCGCCGACATGGCCGAAGCTCGTGCCATCGCAATGGCCACGGGCCGTTGCATCAAAGTCTAAGCCAACACGGTGCTTAGAAAACCGTGCGCGGGGAAAAGCTCCCCGCGCACACATCCTCGATCTTTGCTCATTTTCAGGAGAACGTCATGTCCATGCATCTTCGCGCCGTAATGGCTCACGCCTACGCTCGCAATTCCTCCGCTGTTCAGGCCCGGTTGTACTGGGCCACGCTTGTCGCCGCTGCCGGCGAAGTCACCCGCGCACAAACTGCTGCGCAACTGATTCTGCAACACGCGTCGCGCAATGCGTCGCACTAAGGAGCCGATCATGAAACGCATTGTTCAATGTGTGAAGCCGGTCGAGAACGAGTACATCACCGTCGGTGAGCAATATACGTTCTCGGTTGACCGCGGCACGGTGTCGTATCGTCGCACCGATGATTCATCCGGTAGCTTTATGAGCTACGGGATTTGGAAACGCGCGCTGGCAACCGGTGCGCTCGTGTTTATTAACTAAATCGTTTATACCATTCAAGGAGAATATCATGTCCGCATCCCAAACCAATGGCTCGACCATCAAACTCAACCCAGCTCAGCAAGCTGAACTGGCTGACATCAAGGCCAAGGCTGCTCGTATCCCCGAAGCTAAGCCAGGCCGCACGCCGGCGCAACAAGCTGCGCTCGACGAGATGCGCGCTAAGCGCGAAGCCAGCGAGAAACTGGCAGCGGAAATGGTGAACGATCCCAGCGTGCTGGGCGAGTCGATCAATGCGATGCTGGCGTCTATGCCATCGGGCAAACGCGCGCTGGCTGCATTCTTCGTGCCATTCACCGTCAGCTTCGGCGTCGGTTACGGCATCGGCCAACTGTGTCAGTACGCCATCGGCGTCATCGCCACGTACTCCACCGCCGCGGCGTGGCCCATCGTCGTCATGATCCTCGGCGCGATGCTCGCAATCTATGCCGGCTTCAAGATCGGCCAGCATCTCGGTGGTTACATCATCACCGGCCAGATCGACCGCGACGTTGCTCGCGCTTGGAACTGGGTGTTCGGTGCGAAGGGAGAAAAGGTGACGTCGTGATTATCGAATCTGGCGTGATCGTAGCGGGCGGCTTGCTGCTCGCTTTTTACAAATGCCCTTGGGCGTGGCGGATGCGGATGTTGTCAAATCCGCTATTCATGGATTTGCTAATTTTCACAGTGTTGACCATTTTACATTGGGGCACGTTTTCTGGGGTCATGGTTGCATCGACTGGCGCGCTGATCTGCTCAGCATTAATTAGCGTCGGTCGTGCCACCTATGGCCACATCGAAAAGAGCAAATACAAGCCCGGCATGGTAAACGTTATAAATCGTTTA